GCCTTCGTCGGCAAGCTGCCTCAGGCCCTTGATGCGGGCGTCAGCGAACTCTGAATTTCCGAACAGCCGATACAGGTCCGCCCGAGCGGCCGGATCGGCCAGGACGCGGTCCAGCCTCGCAAGCGTGCGGGCGACCTGCGTGGGGTTAGCGGCCTCTTGCGGGTTGGAAAGCTGATTGATCTCGTTGTAAACGCGCTCCGGGTCGCTGGCCTTCGCGCGTGAGGCGTTCGGCGTAAGGTTGTCAACCTGCGGATCGACCGTCGTGTCTGGCAGGTCGATGCTCGACGTTTCGAGGTTGTCAATCTGCTTGAGCGTCGAGTCCGGTAGTACGCCAGCGTCCGTTAGGTAGTAGAGTTCGGTGAGCGTGAGTTCCCCGCCCTCCCGCATCTTGCGGAGCAGGGCGTTTACCTGCGGAGCCGAAAGCTGCTGGCGGGGCATAAGGACGATGGCGTCCTGTGCGGCGGCCGACGGCCTCGCCTCAGCGACCGGACGAGGGCGAGGAATATCGCCGCCAGAGGCCGTAGCGGCCATCCTGCCAAGCTGCGACTTGATGCGACCAATGCGCGCAGCAGCGTCACCAGAGGGCCGCGCTGCGGCCCGTATTGCTCCAGAAACAGGGCCAGCCATTACTTACTCCGCTTGGAGTCCTTCTTCGCGGGTTTGGCCTCGTCGGAGTCGGCCCTCAGAGACTCCGGGAGGTCGTCGTCGGTCACGGGGATTTCTGGCCCCTTCCCTTTGTGTTCAGCGTGCAGGTCTGCCAAGTCCTCGCGCTCGTTCTCGGCGTCGTCCTCTGCCTCCTCGCCTAGCTCGGAGCGGGACTTGTCCTTCTTCGCCATCATGCGGCGCAGCATCTTGCGCACCACAGCAACGGGCAGGTGGTCAATGTCCTCTTCGCTCAGTTCCGGCTTTTCGGCGTCCATGCCATCACCCTCCTTGATTTGCGTCGGTCTAGTCGCGAAGCAGCGAGCCGATCAGCGGAGTCCGATCAACGTAGATCGAGTCCAGCCCAAGCTGGCCCCGACGCCTCGCCTCTGCCATGTCCTGCTGCCATCCCTGCTTTGCGATCCGCTCGCGGTTCCCCGCGACACGCAGGCTCTCAAGCAGGCCAGCGTTGCCGACTTGCTCTGATCGCATGGTGGTGTCGTAGGCTTGGTTGGCCCGCGCATTTGCGTCGGCCACGCCAGCCGCCACGCTGTTGGACTCTGCCATCGCCTGAGCGTCGGCCCCCGCCTGCGCCATGTCGGCCCGGAACTGCTGGCCGCGACCGCGAGAGATTCCTGCGCGGTCCATTCCCTGCCTCGCGGCAGCGCCCGTGCCAGCGGCACCAGCCAGAAGGTTGTTTTGCTGCGAGGCCACCGCCGCGTCGGAAATCATGGGCGGCCGGGCCCCGAACGACGGCGTCTTCTGCCCGCGAAGCGGAGACAGCACCCCAGACGGGAGGGAAGAGTCCGCACTGGTCGCCATCAGAAGTCCCTCGCCAAGTTGTTGATGAGGGCCTGCTGGAAGTTCACCTGCTTCCGCTTCTGAAGGGCGGCGTAGTCGAAGTTGTTGGATGTATTGAAGACGTTCCTGCGGCTCTGGAGGGCCCCCTCCTGCACACGCATATCGGAGTCATTCGTCGCCCGCTGGGCGTAGTTCTGGTTCTCCTGCCGTCGAATGTCGCTGTCGGCCTGCATCTGCTGGAGGCCACGCTCCTGAGCCTTCTTCTCGGTGTCCAGCCCAAGACCAGCCGCAGCGGCCATAGACTGGCCCTTCGCGAACGCGGACACGTTCGGGTTCGGCCTGCCAAGACCGCTCAAGACGCCTTTTGTTGCAGTGCTGCCGAACATCGCGAGCGCCCTTAGCCGATATTGCGAAGAAGCCCACCCAGCACGCTGAACTTTTGCTGCCCAAGCTGACGCTGGGTCTGCGAGTCGTAGGCCCGCCGCTGCTGCTCTTGCGCCTGCAAGGCACGCTCGTGCGCCTCACGCTGCTGATCCTGAGCGTCGCGTGCCGCCTGAGCCTGCTGCGCGGCAGCATCGGCGTTGTCCATCGCGTCGGCCATGTTCGTGTACGAGGAACCAGCGCGGCCCGCGTAAGACCCGAAGCCAGAGCCAATCGCCCGATAGTTTTCGTAGCCCATTGTCCTCTCCTTGCCCTAGCCAGTGCTTCCCGGCGAGTAGTGGTTGTGGTGGCCTGCAATGCTCCCACCGCTGCCGCTCTGGCTCTGCGACGTACTCCTGCTTCGGAGCCGCACGAGATCGCGAGTCGGCTGCATCGGACGCATCTCTGACGCCTGCGGCTGGTATGACCGGATGGCATCGAGAAGCCCGCGAATCCTGCTGCCTGCGCCAACGGCCGACGGGATGTCGCCGGAGTAATTGGCCGCAAACTTGGCCCCCCGAAGCTGATTCACCTCGTCTTGCTGCTTGGCAAGTTCGTCCTCGACTGAGTAGTCGTAGGACTCGTCCACGCTCGTCCGCTGATCGAACGACGGGCCGGAAACTTGGGTGAGATATGGCGGCAGTTTCATGGAGTCCCTGTGCTAGTTTTATGTACGGAGCCTACGCCCCTGCGGGCGGCCTTTTCGTCCCGACGGGCCAGCCGAACCGCCAGCAAAACAAGCTGTTTTGCGACGAGTGCCGAAAAGGCCAGCTTCCTGGCTTTCGCCTGCCCCTCCAGCCACGCGAGGATTTCCTGCATCCTCGACACACAGCCGTCTGGCCCCCATTCGTCCATCCGTCGCGCGTAGGCGTTGCAGGCGCACGCCGCACTGGATCGGATTCCGAGACAGGAAAGAAGTTGCTTGAGGTGCTGCCCGACGCCCATTTCAGCAAACCCCCGTTGTGTTGCAGGTCTTGGTGCCGGTCACGACCCCAAAGTTGCTGCTGCTGCCATTGAACGTGGCGTTCCCGTTCACGCGGCCACGATTCACCGACGAACCGTTGAACACGGCGTTGCCGTTGATTATCGCCCCCACGAGATTGCTGCTCGACCCGTTGAACGTGACGTTGCCGTAGATGACTCGCTGGTTCGTCGCACCGGAGTTGAACACGGCCGTTCCGTAGCTGTTGGCATTGTTGTTGGCCGTGCCGTTGAAAGTGACGCCGCCTGAGAACGTGGCCGAGCCAAACCCGAAGTTGACAGACTGGTCGTTGAAAATGGCCGGTCCGCTGAACGTCGTTGGGGCGGGCGAGGTGAGGCCGCCGTTGGAGTTCAGCGACGAACCGTTGAACACTGCCCCACCGCAGCTGCCGCCTTGATTTCTCGCGCCCGAGTTGAACGTCGCCACTCCATCGACCTGCGAGTAGTTGATGGCATTTGTACCGTTGAACGTCGCGTCGCCCTTGACTCGCCCCGTTCGCGGCGGCGCGCCTGTCGTCTTCGAGTTGGAACTGCTGCCGTTGAACACTGCGGACGGCTCGACATCGCCCAGATTGAGGCTGCTGCCGTTGAACGTGGCTGTTCCGGTAAGCGAACCTTGATTCTGCGAGGAATCATTTAGCGTGACGGCGGCGGAAATGATGCCGCTGTTGATGGAACTGTTGTTGAAAGTCGCCGTGCAATTCAGCTTGTTGGCCGCGATATTGCCGACGAACGTCGCGGTGTCGTTGAACACTGCGGGGCCGACGATGTTGTGGCCGGTGTACAGGATCGACGCGCCGTTGAGGATGAGCCCGTTGAGCGTGCCCAAGTGGTTGGCGATCCCAGCCTCCGCGAAGGACGCTGTCCCAAGACAGGTCAGTCGTGGGTTGGTCATGAACCCGTCCTGCGGCTCTACCTGAGTGAAGTTGCCGGTTACGGTGCCTGTCACCGTCCCGGCCGCGTAGGCAATGACATTCCCGGTCAGGACGAGCGGAGTGCTGCATGGAGCGATGTCAGCCAGAGATGTCCCGCGAAAATCGCCCGACTTTGGCTCGCCTATCGTGGTGTGCAGGTACGCCACGCCCGTCACAACGATGCTGACGAGGAACGACACGCCAGCGTTGACCGTCAAGTTGTTGACAGTCGGAGTTCCGAGACTCGCCGTGTGCAGCGGCCCGGCCTGTATGGTTACGGACGTCGCCGCCGTCGGAAGCTGTCCTAGCGGCGGACCGACTCCACCAAACCAGTTGGCGAGATTCGTCCACTCCCAGTCGCCGCACGACTCGCTGGAGTTGTATATCGTCACGACCGGACCGGCGCTGGCGCCCGGCGGATCGCCTCGCGTCAGCGTTTGCTGGTCGGTGCAGCAGGGGCTGGGGTAGCTGGCCTGGATGTCGTGCTCGGGGTAGCGCCCGGCTTCTCCGGCACACCGAACAATCGTGGCGATCCACTCGTCTACGGGGAACCCGACTTGCCACTCGTCGTAGCACTTGACTTGAAGTGCCATGTAAAGCGGCGACCGGCAGTACCAGTACGGCGTCCAAACCGCAGGGATGTCCTCCATCACCAAATCGGTTATGTCGCCGGAGGCATAGACGGATTGGGTCTGCACCTCGATGATGCGCCACTCCGTCGGCTTCTGCTCCTCGCCGCAAGGCGCGCAGCACCCGCAATCGTTAGGGTGGCCTTGCAGGAGCTTCTGGTCCCGCTGGAGAAGGCGGACGTAGTATGCGCCTAGCTTCGCCACTTCATTCCCCGCCAGTTTAGGGCGACTCGCACGTTTCGGTGCCGATTGTCGTTGAAGACTGCGGGGCGCTCGCCAGAGTCGTGATGTCCTTGCGGGTGAACACAAGGCCAGACGAGGTCAGCGACACTCCCGTGAGTACAGTCTCAGTGCCGAGCGGGTACACGACTGGCTCGACGGGCGTAATGGACTTTAGGACATACGACGGCTCGTACTGAACGACAAGCTGGGAGTCTACGATTGAGACGCCAGTGACGACCTGCACAAGCTGCGTGGTCGCCCATCGGCAGCAGCCCTCCTCAAGCACGAGTACGGTCGGGTCGCCTACGCTTCCAACCTCGACATCTCCGGCGGTATGGTCCGTCGAGTAGCCGGTCGAGGCGATCTCGCGGCCGTCCAGTCCTGGCTGGTTGTCTGGCTGAACGAACTGGCACCAGTCCCGCTGACGCCCAACAAGCTGCCATTGCCCGCTAGGCATTTGCGCTACGATGACGTATCTGTCCGGTGGAACGTACTCGAGCCGATTGACGCACAGCGGCAACACCTCTCCGGTAGCCGCCTCGCCGCCAGCGCCGTCCGAGTCCCACACGGGCAGCGATGCCGTAATGCCCGGCCACCAGCCGTCCTCGCCAGTCCTGCATAGCTTGCACGACGACAGGACGAGCGTGTCGGGCTCAACGCCGTCAATGGCGAAAGCCGGGATAGAAGATTTCTCGGCAACGAGGGACTCGGTCCCGGTAGTTTCGTCCGCCTCAACGCGAACGGAATTGACAAGCCCGACGTTTGTCGTCGGAACGAGGCCGTCGCCCTCTTCGCCCTCTGCCCACACATAGGCGTTGCGGAACGTGAACTCTAGCCCCCTCGTCCGGTTGAACTTGAGGCCGGTCACCACAGGGCATCGCTCGACGTTCTGGAGTTGCAGCTTCCAGACGATCTCTTGCCCAGTTTCGTCTATAAAAAACCGAAGCCTGTCGATGTCTGCGTTGTCGGCTTCTGCTCGAAGCGTCTTGCCGATGAGCGTGCTGGATGGCGGGTCGAACATGACAGCCCTGCCATTCCCAGCGACTCGCAGGCCAACCTTCACCGAGTCTCCGGTGCTGTTTGCGGTGACGTAATTGCCAGCCGCCACCCGGAAGGCGGACGGCGAGGCGGCGGCGGACAGGTCGGCGTCCCGCACGCTGTCTGGCGGCACAGGCGGCGGCGACTCCTCCGTCGCCCTGTGGATCGGCGCGCGGTAGTCCGGGTCGGCCTCGCGGAAGTCAATATTTTGGAGTTGGTGCTGCCGAACCTCAGGTGTGATTTTCCGCATGGCTCGCGGCGTAACGTCCACCTTCTGCGGGCCAGCGTGGTACAGAGCCTGCTCTGGATTGCCGAGAATCTTGGCGATCTTGCTTGCAGCGTCTGGCGCGATCCCGGCGGACACGAGCGCGTCAGCAATGGCGGCGGCTTGGGCGTTGAGCATTGGTCACCGCTGCTCCCGTGCGGCAGTCCCAGCCACATCCAGCCGATACAGGACGACGGGCTCTCCGGCGGTAGCCGCGCCGGAAATCTCTACGGCTACATTCCGCTCCGGCGAAGCGAAATCATCCGCCAGCCTGCCGGTAAAGAGGGCTGACGCCACGCCCGAGTCCGAGCCTCGCTGCACCGTCGCCTTGCCCATGTCTAGGCGCGCGGCTGCGTCAGCCGGTTCGCTCACGAACCCCGCCCCCCTGTCCCGCGAGACAAGGTAGCCTCGTGGGTGCGGCGAGTTGTCGTAGTACACCCGCATGGCGACGACGCACTCGCCGCCCTGCGGCTTGTAGAGAATCCGCACGTTTCTCGTCGTGCCGGAGGACGCCTTCGGGTCTTCGAGGTCAGATGGGTACTCCATGCTGCCCGTCTTGAACTCGTAAGGAATATGCAGAGGCCAGTCTTCTTCCAGGCCGGTGGCTATGTACGAACCCTCCGCAGCAGTCGCGTCTTCTGCGTCCGGGTCGTTTGGAGGGTCAATGGTGAGGTCGCCAGACGAATATCCGAACCCCGTGCTGGCGATCCACAGTCCGCTGACAGACCCGCTGGAGTCAATCGTTGCGTACACCTCGCCGCCGCAGCCGCCAGTGACGCTCACCTTTGGGGGTGTGCGGTAGCCCGTTCCGCCATTGGTAAGCTGCACGGAGACAATCGCCCCGCGTGCCGCGTCCGTAACTCCATCGCCAAGCAGGTAGCACCCACCCTCTCCTGCATAGATGGGGGCGAAGTCGCCGCCCGCAAGCCTCGCCGTCGCGCTGGCTGTCAGTCGCTGTGGGTATCGCTCCATCCACCACGACTGCGAGGCGATTGAGTAGCACAGCGCTCGCGTCGGGTAGTCGGTGGGGCTGTCCTCCTCGAAAGACACAAAGGCCCGGACTATTTCTGCGCGAGGATCGACAGAGACAAACCACCACGTTCTGCCGGTAATGGAGAGGCGACTTCTGAAAACGTCTGCAATCGGTGACGCAAGCTCCTTGATGGCCCCCGACTGGTCGATGGAATACAGCCCGCTCTCGTCCAGCACATAGCACACGCCAGCGTGTATGGCCCATGTCCTCTGGTTCACGATGCCGCGATAGGCTACAGGCGTTAGCTGGCCGTCGATGAGCGGCTGGCGAACGAATGTCAGCGAGTAGGCGTGGCGTGACTGAAAGACGAACAGGCTTGCCCCGAAAGGCACCAGCGCACGCACTGAATCGGCGTCGAGCGAGTTCTGCTGCACGACAAGCTCGTTGGCATCCGGCACGCTGTCGGGCTCGTCTATTTCGGAAAACAGGATCGTGTTCGGCTGCTCGCCGGATGTGTCTACGGCGTACCAGTGGCGGTCTTGGAACCGGACCACGACCTCCTTGTCGCTCGGCGGGATGCCGAAGCGGTTGGCGTTGAGTTCGCCGTTCGGAAGGATGATCGGCATGGCCTCGTACCCGGAGCGGTTGGGGTCGCGAAGCTCGTCGTCCGTCAGGTCGTCAACGAACGTGTCGCCGCTGCCTGTGTGAACGCGATAGAGAGTCGTCGCTTGATTGCTGGTTGTTCTCCAAAGCTCGACCGCCGCAGCCCGCCCGCCATCCGGCAATTCCGGCAGGGTCCATGTCAGCGAGGTTACCCCTTCGCCAACGTCCACCTCCGTCACCGGAGAGAGGTTGCTTGGCAGCGGACCGCCAGCGTCCTCTGGCGTGTCGTCAATGAATCGACAGTAGCACTGGTAAACGCCACGAAGGTGCGGCCGTGACACGGCAAACACCTCAGCCCCGCCAGACAGCACCTGCACTGTGGGCGGCGTCTTGTACCCGCCGCCGGGATTTTCGACAGTGATCTCGTCTAGCTGGTCGCCTTCGATGGTCGTCGTCGCGTAAGCGCCGAAGCCAGAGTTGGACAGAATCTTTAGCTGCGGGGCGACGACGAAGCCGCTCCCGCGATCCACAACCTCATCGTCCTCCGTTGAGAACTTGATCCGCTTTAGCTGGTATCGCGGTGCGGCGGTGTTGTTGACGCTGGCGGCCGTGTAGCCTTCGATCACGATGTCGGTCGGGCTCTCGCCTCCCATTGATGGGATCGTGATGACGACAGGTTCTTCGTCCGAGTAGTCCTTTCCGTAGGCGATAACTTCGACGGACAGCAGCTGCGTCGCGCCATCGAATCGAACGTCTGTTGGCCCAAGCGGGCCCATCGTCGTGCTTCGCCACCGGGCACCGCCAAAGGTCAGGCGAAACCTTGCGCCAGAACCGACGCCAGCAGTGTTGGTGACGGTGTAGTCAAAGTCTCGCGTCAGCGTGCTGTCTAGCTTGAGGATATTCCAGTAGGACGGAGCCGTATCGCTTCCTGTTTTTGTCTGGTCGCCGACGACCGCGTCCAGCGTGTATCGCCCATTGAACGCCGGATAGTAGCTCTGGTTGACGTTGTCGTCGCCGGGAGCGGAGACAATCTTCCACTGCGAAATGCCGGTGTACGGGTCATTATTCGGATCGTCGTCCTCAGACTCTCGCAGGACGGCGAGCAGCCCGTTGGGGTCCGTAAACTTCCCGTAGGAGTCAGACAGCGAAACGGATGGCGGCTTGTCGTAATACTTTCCGCCGTCCAGCACCCGCACCTCCGACACGGCCGCCTGACTGAGGTAGGACAGCCCCTTTGCGGCCCGAAAGCCGTCGTCCGGTTCTTCGGGGGAGCTAAACGTCAGGGCTGGCGGCTCGTAGTAGCACGCTCCAGGCTTCGTTACGTCTACGCGAGCGACGTAGTAGTGCTTAGTTGTGGCTGGCTCGATCTCGGGAGCTTCTGCCGGAGCATCCATCCCGGCATCGACGGCCACAGCCTCCGGGTCGCCACTCCAGCGGGCCGGGCGCACGCCATGCCCCTGAGCAATGATTAGCTCTCCATGCCTGCCCTGAGCGCAGGAGAAAGGCTTTTCTGCGTCGAAGCGGTCAGTAATCTCCGGCATCACTCGCCCTTCGAGATTGCTTGCGTGTAGGACGCCGAGAAGCCATCGCCGTCCAGCGAAACAGGTTCTGGCGCAGCCAAAGGGTCGCCGCGATCCGGCAACGGAAGCGCGTGCAGCGTGCCGTCAGCCAGCAGCGCCAGGACACCGCTGCCGCCGCCAGCGGTATAGGTAGCCAGCGAGACAAACGGCGTGCCGCCACCAAGCGACTCGTCGCTAAACGCGACAGGCCGCATCCCACCGCGCAGCGTTAGCTGGCCGGGAATGTGCGTGCAGAGGTTCACCTGCTTGACGGCTGCGCCGGGAGGCAGGGCGAACGGGCTGGCGTTGGTTGCCAGACCGCTCCACGCTTCGGCACGCATTGTCAGCCTCCGGTGTCAGGGCCACTCGGGCTGTAGTACCCAAGCGCTCGCGGAGTGCCTGCGAACGGAGGCGACGGCATGTCCGGGTGCCGGTCGGTAGCGGCCCGACGACCGCTGATTGGGGCAATAACGTCGGACTCCATCGCCATCTTGAGGTCGCGCTGGTACACGGCCATCGCGCCCTCGATGTTCTTGCCCATCAGCCTTCCCAGCCACACCTCCGCACTCGACAGGACGGCGGTGAACATATTCTCCGAAACGTCGAGGTAGTCAGACACAACGGTCTTGGCGTTCTCGGGGATCGTGCCGATGAGACTTCCATCGACGCCGATGATCTCCTGCGCGACGTAGGGGTACACGCCGAACAGGGACTCCGGGTAATTCGCGCTCGTGCCGTACCGCTTGACAGCGCCGGTGACAGAGAATCCCGGCGTGCGGCAAATCGTCTCGTAGCCCATGTAGCGAAGCGGCTGCGGCTTGCGACGGTAGGTGATGGCAAAGCCTTCGGCCTCGACAGGGTTGCCAGCGATCCGAAGCTGCCAGCGGTCTGGCAGGGCCGGGTCTTTCATGACGGTCCAGTAGATCGGATCGCCCAGAGACAAATCCCATGTCTCCAGCTTCTTCCACTCTGCCGGAGTGATGTACGACGTTACCGTGACTCGGTCTGGCGGAATGAGGGCGTCCACGTTGTTGACGTTGGCGGGAAGCGTGAACGTCTTCTCTCCATCCCCGCTGCCATCACTGTCATTCGTCAGCGTGGCGTCCGTAACGTGCCACAGCCAGTCCTTTGCAAACGCAACGTCACGGTAGCCATGATGGGCGGCCGCACGCAGGACGCGATGCTCGCTGTCCTGTGCCCCGCCGCCAGTGGACGCCATGAGGTACTCGATGATGTCCTGCGCTGCGTAATACACTGAGTCGTGTCCTTTCGTTTATTTCGCCTAGCCCTTGACGCTCAGGCGGATGGTGGCCGTACCGGCGTCGGTCACGGCGACGATGAACGGGGCGGCAAACAGGGCGTCAGGGAGCGGGTAGGCTCGGCTGGCGATAACGGTGGTCGTCAGGTCGCCAGAGCCGTCATTTGCCTGCACGGGGGTCGCCTCCGGCCCGGCGGCGACGTACCAAGTCAGCGATGTCGCGCCCGACACGGAATTGACAAACACCATCCCGGCGCTGGCCGCTCCGAATGGGATTCGCGGGCTGGTGCTGGCAGAGTTCGTCACGGCGATTACGTCCGTAACTGAGCAGAGTCGTTCGATCTTGTTCGGCATTACTTCTTCTTCCTTTTCCAGTGCGGGACAATCCGCTCCTTGACCTTCTCGACGGCCTCGCCACGCTTGAGCTTCGGGTTGGCCTGCATCTCCTTGCGGACATGCTCTCGGAGAATGCGCGGGTTGATGTCGATTTCTTTCGGCGGGCCCTTCTGCGGAGGGACGTACTCAACGATGCCGTGAACTTCGAGGTCGCGCTTCTTGGCAACGCGAAGAATGTCTGCGGTGGAGTCCACCCAAGCCTCTGGGTCGCAGTGGCCGCGACGATCAGCGATTCCGCCCATGAAAAACTTGCCGGAGGTGTTGATCCCGGCCTTCTTGGCGTCGCCGAGCATCCGCCGAGTCAGAGCCTCCGGCTGGTGCTGCATCCACTCGTTGGCGTAACGCCCCTGCATAAACGCCCGGTCAGTCCCTCGCGTTCCCGGAGGCTGCTGGAGGGCGCACATGATCGCCCACGTTTCCGACAGTCCCTGCGCTATCATCGCGGCGTAGTGCGACCGCACCTCAGCGCTGCTGGCGGCTATTTCTGGCGGCAGTTTCTTCGCGGACGGCATGGTTGGCCCCTACCTGCTTCTTGGCCTACTGCGGGGCCATTTCCGGCGGCACCTGCGGAAGCTCCGGCTCTGCCGCAGGAGGCGGCTCAGACGCAGGAGGCGGTCCACCAGCCCCCTCCGCGCCAGCGTCTGGCTGCTGGGATGGGGCAGCAGGAGGCGACGGAGGGGGCGGTATCAGGTAGGGCTTGGCGTCGATGTCCAGGCTGTCGGCCCAGTCCGAAATAAGGCTGTTCATGGGCTCGACAATGCCCATCGGGATCAGCCCCTGCAAAATTGGCCCAAGCGTCTGGAGGGCGGCCTGCATTTGCTCCACGCGAGTCGCCTTGTTCGGCTTCCTCGCAGAGCCAGCCTCAATCCGATACTCAAACTCGCGGGCGATGGTCGCGAGGTCTAGCGACTTTACGTGCTGCGCCCACGCTGCCGCCCCAAGCGGCCCGAGAATTGGCTCGACATCCTGCGGCTCCAGAAGCCAGCGGGACGCGAACGCCTCTCTGCGGGCCAGCAGGCTCATGGAGTCTTCGAGCCGGTTCGCCATGTCGTCCGGGCGGACGCTCAGTTGCTCGGCCTTCACGCTGGCCTCTGTGGCACTGCGTATCTGGCTGGAGGTCATAGCGTAAGCGAGTTCCGTCAGGCCCACGCGCTTGTCGAACATGGCGGTGACGGCCTCTACGATTTTCCAAAGCTCTGGAGACACCTCCGGCAACTGGAACACAGAAATGAGGTCGTTGACGCTCCGGCCTAGCGTCTCGCTGATCTCGCACACCTTGAATCCTCGCTCGGACTGCGCAAGGATTTGGTCTTTGATGTCTTGGTCCGCCGCCTTGCTGACACCGATCAGCGTCTCGCAGCTTGTGGCTACGCGCTGGGCGATGAACGACAACGCAAAGTTGATGAACCGAAGCTCGCCAATGCCCGGCTTGATGTGCGACAGGGGCCACACATAACCCGGCTTCCGGTGGAAATCGAGCGTGACGAACGGCCAGCCATTCGCTTCCGCCCAGAACGGGATCGGCCACTGAACGGACCGGAACAGGCTTGGGGGCACCCCAGTGGCCGGGTCAACGTCCTCCTCCAGCGAGCCGGGAGGCATATTCAGCGGGTACGGGATTCCCTCGCACACGACGATGTAGCAGTTCTCGCCAACGCCGTCGAAAGCCCCGACAAGGTCGGCGGGCATCTCCTTGAGCCTGTCGCCAAGCCCCGTCTTGCTCCAGATTTTCCAGTAGGTCACCAGTTCGTTGCTCTTGCCCGCTCGCCGTCCGCTGTACGGGTGTTCGTCGTCCACGAAAATCTGATCGTCGGCCGCCTTGTCAATCGGCTTCGCCTCAGAGATGTGCTTTTTGAGTTCCTCCCGCTCGAGTCCGTACTGACGGGCCACAACGTCAATCGGATGGACGCATCGCTTGGCGCACCAAGTAATGTCCTCCATCTCGGTGGCGTCAGGGTCTACCGTGAAGTTGTCCACGCTGTCTGCAAACGAGCCAACGATGCTCACCCCAGACTGCGGGAGCGTCACAAGCTCCGTCCACCAGACGCCCATGCCCTTGATGATCGCCTCGTCCACAACGCGGCGGCTGTGCGTCTTGAGGTCAAGCTCGTTGGGCGTGTAGTTCAGCATCCGCTCCATGAGAAGAGACGCCACCCGGCGGACCTCCGTCCTGCGGACAGTCTCCTGAGCCGCCTGCTGGTACGCCATCATCGAAGCGTCGTCCATGACGCCGACAGCCTCAGGGCTCACGAACGGGTAGCGGGACGGCGTCACCTGCCGCACCGGGTTGCGGTGATAGATGACGCTGCCGAACAGCTTTACAGCCTCAAAAACGCGATTGCACTGCATCCGAAAGGCGGGCGGCGCAATCGTGCGGTTGTAGCCGTAGTCGTGGCGGGCGTAGGTGTCCTTCCAAAACCAGTTGTGGGGGCCGTCGAAGAAGTGCATCGCCTCACGAGCGTCCTCCGTAAAGGGACGCTTGTGCTTGAGCGAAAGCTCGATCTTTTTCAGCCAGCCCGTCGCAATGGAGCGGAGGGCGTCTTCACCCGTTCTTGTTTCCATTTCCCTGCTTCCTTGCAATCGCCAACTGCTCGGTCAGGCTGGCAATCTGCGCCATCATCCCGTCGAGCTTTTTCAGTTGAGCCGTCTGAGGGGCGTACTCCCACGCCCCCCACTGCCGCCAGTCTGCGTTCTCCTGCAAACCCGGATCGTCCTTGTGCCGCACAGAGGGTTTCTCTTGGAATCCCACGAACGGCGTAAAGACGATGATGTTTACCGTGTGGGCTCCAGGCTGCTGCGACACCCAGCCCAGAGATGGCTGCGAACACGACAGGGCGTCGTGATACCAGTACACGGCGTCTCCGATCCTGAGGGACGGCGGGCTAAAAGACTCGGCTTCCATGCTTTGCTCCTGACTGTGGCCCTAAGAAAATGAAGTCGTCGGCCTCTGCGGACATGCGTCGCTTCCGCTTCCGCAGCCACTCGACGTACCATGGTTCCTCTCCGGCCTCCACCTTCGGCTTGTGGTACTTCGGCCGGTAAGCGCAGAGATATTCTAGGCACTGGCAGGCGTGTACTTCGCCTCGCGTGTTGGGCTGATCCGTCACGACGTAGGCACCGCCGACAAGCTGCGTCTTGTGCTTGTACCGCCGGAGTTCACGCTCGAGGTCTGGGCACGCACCGCGAAGAACGCGAAGCGTCGGACTGCCCTCTGGGCGAATGTGCAGGTAGTTCCGCACGGCAGACATTCGGGCCTGGACGTCGTCGCAGCCAGCCAGGAACGAGTGGCCCGTCGTCTCTGACGCGACCCCGTGCTTCTTCAACTCCTCCGTGTAAAGCTCGACCGGAAGACGGCCCGACCCGATCTCTCTCAGGCGACCGCCGTGCATGTCGATGATGAAGGCATAGAAAGACTGCCCGCTGCACTTTTCCCGCATTTTCTCGCCAAAAATGATGGAATTGCAGTTGCGAATGTACAGCTGGTCGTACACCAGCAGCATTGACTCGTCGGGCGGAACGGCGGCGAACAGGACGCTCGTGACAGCGTGGCCCGGATCGACCGCAGCGTACCGGCACCAGTCGGACGGCACCGTGAAGTTCTCTAGGTCCGTCCTGTCGAAGCCGTGAACGTGCATGGCGAACGTCGGGTAGCACAGGATCGAGTCGCTGATGAACTCGCCCTCGCTTCTCATCCGCAGAACGTCTTCGCCAAGCGCAGCCCACGCTTCGATACGCTTCCGCTTCTCGCCGTCCGGGATGTGCGGGTTGTCGAGGAACCGCAGGACGAACTTCACGATGTCCGGGTTCTCGACGCCCTGCTCGGACAGCTTGTCCGCGCGTTCAGCTAGGTTCTGGAGCGAGTCATTCCGGCTGTGCGGCATGGCCGACCAAGACAGCACGCCGCGCAGGTCCGACAGACGGGCCTGCATTTCTGGAATCCACGCATCGCCGTTGTTTACGTCCTCGTCAATGTGGACGCGAGAGGCTTTCCAGCCCTGAGGCGGCTCTCCCTCAGAGGAAAAAAAGTAGATTTGCCAGCCGTTCGTGAGTTCGCACGACTGGATGTAGCGGGCACTCTTGAGTACCCACGACTTCTTCT